CGACGGTGGCGCCTGCGCCTGGCGAGCTGGTCAAGCTGTCGATGGCCACCTGGGCAGCGGCCGGCACCGCGCAGGTACGCGGCACGGCTCCGGGCGGGATCGTGAGCAACACGCTCACGGTGGCGGTGAGTGCTGCGCCGGCTCCAGGCCCCACGCCGCCCCCGCCGCCGCCCCCGCCATCCAGCGGCGCGATGGCGCTCACCCTCAGCAGCCCCACCAGCGGCGCGCTGCCCTTCGCGGCTGGCTTTGCCTTCAGGCAGGGCGACATCCCCGCGGGTCAGGGCGTGGTCGTGTCAGGCGCCACAGCGCAGGCCACGATCCGCAACGCCTGGCCCGATGGCTCGGCCAAGTTCGCCCTGATCGCCGGCACCTACACCAGCGCGGGCAGCCCGGTCACGCTCACGCTGAGCGCGGGCACGGCCAGCACGGGCACGGCCCTCACCACGTCCGACCTCGACGCAGCCATGGCCGGCAACAACGTGGTCATCGAGGCTCAAGGCCTCGGCCTGGCCTCGTGGAGTGCCGGCGCTGACTGGGCCACCCCGTTCGCCACGCTGGTGAGCGGGCACCGCATGTCGTCGTGGACGTACCGCAAGCAGATGGGCAGCGACGCCCACCTCGTTGCGTGGCTCGAAGTGCGGCTCTACGCGGGCGGCGTGGTCGAGGTGCTGCCGTGGATCGAGAACGGCTATCTCACCGTTGCCAGCGCCGGCACCAAGACGGCGCGCCTCACGTTCGCGATGGGCGGCACGACACGCTATGACTCGATCAGCGACCCCGATTACACGTCCACCTACTCGACGGTAGTCGCGGCCAGCGGCGCCGTCAGCATCGCCGCGCAGTGCCGCGCAGTGCTGGTGTCGGGTGGCGCCACGTCGCACTGGCTCGGCACCAATCCGCAAGTCACGCCCGCGCCTGATCGCGCGTACCTCGCCGAAACCAAGCTGGTGCCGACCTACCGGCCGACCACCATCGACGAGGCCTCGCTGGCGGCCCTCACCGCGCAGTACCGCCCGATGCGGCTGGCCCACTTGCCCGAGGGCATGGGCGGCGGTGGCTACGAGGCCGGCATCGGCCTGCTGCCCAATCAGTCGGCGCTCTACCTCGTCAGTGGTGACGCGCGGGCCTACCGTGCCGTGCTGGCCGCGGGCCTTTCGCTCGCGTCCTACAGCATCCACTACCGCGACCAGGCCACGAACCGGCCGATCCTGTTTGCCTCGCACCCGGACAAGAGCACGAACACCGGCAGCGACGTGATCCCCACGCCGAGCGGATCGAGCCCCTACGCCTACGCGCAGTCTCACCACCCGGCCGCGGCCTACCTGCCGTACCTGCTGACCGGCTGGAATTGGTTTCTGGAGGAGATGCAGTTCCAGACCACGCTGCACTACCTCGCCAGCATCCCCGCGGCGCGGCAGTCGGCCAGCTACTTCTTGCACCCCTCTGCCAACCACTTCGGCAGCAACAACCAGGGCGGCCCGCGCGCGATTGCGTGGCAGTGGCGCACCCTGGCGATGACCGCCGCTGTCACGCCCGACGCTGACACCACGATGCGCGGGCAGTTCGTCTCTGCGCTGAACTACAACGCGCAGGCCTACCGGCAGATTCACGAAACTGGTACATGGGCCGGCGGCCTCTCGTGGGCGCCGAACGCCCTCGGTTTGTCGTGGGAGCCCGGCTTTCCTGCCACGGAGAGCGGCTTCGTCATCGGCGCCCCGTGGCAGGACGACTTCATCACCATGTCCGTGGGCTTCTGCTGGGATCTGGATGTCGTCACCGACACCGCCCGCAAGGCCGACTTGCGCTGGTTCCGTGACTTCAAGTACCGCGCCGCTGTCGGCCGACTCGGAAGCCAGAACGACGCCGACGAGTGGAACTACCGCGATGCGGCGCCCTACCATATGTACCTCGGCACGCCTGGGGGTGGTGGCACCACGATGGCGTGGTTCGCGAGCTGGGGCGCGGCCTACACCGCGAACGGCCCGATGCGGTCAGGTCCTGCGGGTGCCAACACCGGGCAGACCGGCAACGACCTACGCGGCGGCAACATCAGCAGCGACGGGATGGTCAATTCGTACTGGGCCAACATCCAGCCGGCCATTGCCTACGCGGTTGACCACGGCGCACTGGGTTCCGTTGACGCTTACAACCGCATGACGGGTGCGAGCAACTACACCACGGCGGCGGCGGCCTTCAGCACGACGCCCGGATGGGGTGTGCGGCCTCGTCTGACGCTGCCGTATTCGCTGCCGAGCGCGGGGCAGTCTGTCGCCATCGGGGTCAACAACGCCATGAGCGTCAACCCGGCCGCCGCTGGTTGGACGACCTCGGCTTGGGACTACAGCAACTTCGGCAGCTACGGCGGTGGCGTGCTGTCCACGACGTACTCATCGCTCGGTGCTTACGTGCTCGCCGGCATGGGCGGCCATAACCACCCCGACAACCTCGGGGCCCTGGTGTTCGACTTCACCACTGCGCTGTGGTCGCGCTTGGACAACGCCAACGGGGTCGCGCTTAAAAGCTCAACGCCTTGGAGCTGGAACGAATCCACAGAGTCGAACGGTTCGCCCTACTTCGAGGTTACGGGCACACAAGTTCCGCTGCCTCCGCACCCCTACGGCAACGCGGTCCATTTGCCAACAGGCGCTCTCGGCGGCTATGCCTACGTCACGCGCGCTGCTGTCGGTGTGGGTGCGTCGGTTTCGGCCGGCTCGCATGTGTTCGACCTCGCGACTCGTACATGGTCGAGGCTAACCAGCAACCTGCCGGCCCGTGCAGACACGGAGAGCGACAGCCTGTACGACGCTGCCAGAAGCAGGGTTTGGGTTGTCTCGGCCACGCAGCAGAACTACCGGAACGTCGAGTATCTAGACCTTGCCGACATGACGTTCAAGCTGACTGCCAACAGTCCGGGATTCCACCCCGCTGCATTGGCCGGCTTCAAGCGCTCGATGCTGCATGACGGGTTCATCATCAAGAACGCCGGCGCCCAGGGTTTGTGGCTGTTCGACCCCGACGACTCGGCGGCCGGTTGGCTTTCGCTCACCGTAACCGGCACGCTGCCACCCGTCACCAACAACCGCTGGGCGCGGCACAGCGATGGCCGCTGGTATGACTTCACTGGCGACTCGGCCAGCAACACGATCACGCGCATCACGCCCCCGGCGAACCCAAAATCTGGCACGTGGGTGGTGGACACCATCACCGTTAGCGGGCCAGCGCTTTCGGCGCGCACACAGGGCACGCCGCACTACACGCGCCTGTTCTACGTGCCGTCGCTGGACTGCCTCGCGTGGATAGCGGGCGGCACCAACTCGGTCACTCTATTCAAGCCAGGAGCCTGACAACATGGCTACAGAGGATTTCAGCGGCACTCTAGCCAACTGGACGCAGTGGAATCCCGCCTGGGGTAACGCGGCCATCTCTGGCGGCGCTCTCACGTTTGGCGGCGGCCAAGATGTGGGCATTCGGTACACGGCCACCTTGGCGACTGGCCCGGCCCAATTCAGCGAGGCCGACATCAGCGGCGCGACTTGGATCAACCAATTTGCGGGCCAGGGCGTTCGCATGAGTGGGTCAAACGCGACCCGCAGCGGTTACTTCGCGCGGCTCAACGATGACGAAGCAACGAACAAGCTCTTGGAGCTGGTCAAGTACGTCAACGGCACGGCTACTGTGCTGGCTTCAACGAGGTTTGCCACCGGCTCTGCGTTCCGACTGCGCGTTCAAGACGTGCCCAGCAGTGGCAATGCGGTGCTGGCGGTGTTCATCAATGCCACGCAGGTCACGGCGCTCAACTTCACCGACAGCTCTAGCCCTCTGACCAGCGGCGAGCCGGGCAGTATCGGCAACGGCGGCACGATTCTTCAAGACAACTGGGAGGGCGACAACTACACGCCGCCGGCATCCAATCCGGTGCTGACCAGCCCCACCGTCGTCTCCACCGGCAACACCGTCGCCGCCGTGCGCGTCACCACCGACACGGCGCCCTCGGGTAGCTCGACGCTGGCGGTTCGCACCCGCGCAGCAGCGGCCCCGGCGTGGACTGCTGCTGAAGTGCTGGCATCGCCCACGGCAACGCTCACCAGCGGCGCCACGGGTGCGCGTGACTTCAACCTGACCAGCCTCGTCAACGGCACGGCGCTGGTGGCCGACTTCGCGCAGACCGGCCCGTCCAACGTCGTCAGCACGGCCAGCTTCACGCCAAGCACTGTCCCCGGCGCCCCGACCATCGGCACCGCTGTGGCTGGCAACGCGCAGGCCACGGTCAACGGCACCGCGCCCGGCAGCACGGGCGGCTCGGCCATCACGGGCTACCGGAGCACGGCCACGCCAGGCGGCAGCCAGGTCACCGGCGCATCGCTGCCCATCACGCACACCGGCCTGGCCAACGGCACGGCCTACACCTTCACGCTGGCGGCGCAGAACGCGAACGGCTACGGGTCCGAGAGCGCGGCGTCCAACAGCGTCACGCCCAGCGCGCCAGGCACCGCCCCCACGATCACCGTGCAGCCGTCGAACCAGACGGTCACGGCCGGCGCCACGGCCACGTTCAGCGTCACCGCCACCGGCTCGGGCCTCACCTACCAGTGGCGCCGCAACGGCACCAACATCGGCGGCGCCACGTCGAGCAGCTACACCACCCCGGCCACCACGGTGTCGGGCGGCAGCGCCAACAACGGCGACGTGTACAGCGTCGTCGTCACGGGCGACACGGCGCCGGCTGCGACCTCGAGCAATGCCACGCTGACGGTCAACGCAGGCAGCCCGCCGCCGCCGCCCCCTCCCGGCACCTTCACCGCCCTCACCGACATCATCGCCGAGTCAGGCATCCCAAAGGCCAACACCCTGGTGTACTTCACCTGGTGCCCGGCCGGCCGCCCCGGCGCCATCGCCGGCCCGGTCAACAGCAGCGTCACCACCGACGCCGCCGGCCGTGCCCTCATCAGCCACAGCGTGGCCGGTGCCGGCCTGGTGATCATCGGCACGCGCCCGGGCCCGGTGGTCAGCAACGACCGCATCTTCGCGCAGTTCCTGACGTTGGCTTGAGCATGCTGCGCAACCTAAACCAGCAGTACCCCGGCGGCGAGCGGCGGCTGGGCCTGTGCACCACCGGCGTGCTGGGCTCCACCATCCCCGGCGCTGGCTCCGGCGGGCCTGCCTGGATGTACCCAAGCCTGCGCTTCCCGGCCAGCAACTCGCGCGAGTACGCCTACTGGATCGAGGCGCACACCTTCCCCAGCGGCCTGCCGCTCGACGACACCAGCAGCGGCTCGTTTGTCGGCCTGGCCGATGGGGTCTACGCCGCCGCGGTGGCGCTCGAGGAAGACGGCGTGTATGTCGGCGCCTTCCCCGTCATCGTCACCGTGGGCGGCGGCTTGCCCTTCAGCGCGCCCGGCGCCGTGATGGTGCTGCTGCAGGGGCCCGAACAGCAGGTGCAGCAGCTGCGCGCCAACCCGCCCATCTTGGGCGACACCAGTCTCTGAGAGCCCAGCCATGCAAGACACCCTGATCGCGGGCGACACGCTCAACTACTCGGCCACGGCGCCCGACTACCCGCCCAGCGCGGGCTGGGTGCTGCGCGCGCGCTTCACGCCCCGCGCCACCGGCGTGGGCAGCGGCGTGCCGCACACCGCCACCGCCACCGCCGAGGGCGACGTCTACAAAGTGCAGGTGGCCGCCACCGTCACCGCCACCTGGGCTGCCGGCCGCTACGGCTGGGCCAGCTGGGTCGAAAGGGCCGGCGAGCGCTACACCCTGGCATCCGGCCAGCTGCTCGTGCAGGCCGACCCCGCCACCTCTGCCGTCGGCGCTGACAGCCGCACCCACGCCGAGCGCGTGCTCGATGCGGTCGAGGCCGTCATCGAAGGCCGCGCCACCGCCGCGCAGTCCGAGCTGCAGATCGGGCAGCGCGCTCTGAAGTTCATCCCCATGGCCGAGCTGCTGGCCGTGCGTGACCGCTACCGCTGGGAAGTGCGCAACCAGCAGGCGGCAGCCCGCGGCCTGCCCAGCGCTGGCTCGCTTGTCGTGAGGCTCTGACCATGGCCAACTTCTTCGGCACCCTTCGCGGCATCTTCAAGGCCAAGCCCGCCGCGGCCGCGCCCGGCTACCGGCGCAAGTTCGAGGCCGCCGCCGTCAACCGCCTGACGGAGAGCTGGCTCGCCACCCAGGCCAGCATCGACCACGAGCTCAAGAGCGATCTGGACCGCCTGCGCCGCCGCAGCCGCGACCTGGCCAAAAACAACGAGTACATGGCGAAGTTCTTGCGCATGGTGCGCAACAACGTCATCGGCCAGCACATGGTGCTGCAGAGCCGCCCGATGGACGGCCAGCAGCTCGACCGCCTGGCCGCCGCCGCCGTGGAGCTGCACTTCGGTCGCTGGTGCAAGCCGAGCAACTGCGACGTGGCCGGCCGCCAGGGCTTCTGGAGCCTGATGCGCGCCGTGGCCACCGATCTGCCGCGCGACGGGGAAGCGCTCATCCGCCTGCGCCCGGGCCGCGGCACCTACGGCCTGCAGATCCAGGTGCTCGACGTCGAGCGCATCGACACCCGGTACAACGTCGACGTGGGCGCCGGCCGCAACGCCATCATCATGGGCATCGAGGTCGACGCCGACCACCGCCCGCTGGCCTACCACCTGCTGCGCAAACTGCCCGGCACCACCGGCGTGCAGGCCGGCCCGCTCGACCGCGAGCGCGTGCCCGCCGACCAGATCGTGCACGTCTTCCTGCCGCTCGAGCCCGAGCAGACCCGCGGCGTGCCCTGGGCCCACGCCGCCATGCGCCGCCTCAATGACCTGGGCGGCTACCGCGAGGCCGCCGTCATCGCCGCCCGCATCGGTGCCAGCAAGATGGGGTTCTTCACCACCCCCGAGCCCGACCAGATCCCGCAAGACGGCAAAACCAGCGACGGCGTGCCCTACACCAACGCCGAGCCGGGCCAGTTCGGCGTGCTGCCGCCGGGTGTGGGCTTCGAGACCTTCGACCCCGCCTACCCGCACGACCAGTTCGACGCCTTCAGCAAGGCCACGCTGCGCGGCATCTCCAGCGGCCTGGGCGTCAGCTACAACAGCCTGGCCAGCGATCTGGAGGGCGTGAACTTCTCCAGCATCCGCAGCGGCGTGCTCGAAGAGCGCGACGAGTGGATGGTGCTGCAGGACTGGTTCATCGAGCAGATCGTCGACCCCATCTTCGATCAGTGGCTGCGCTACGCCCTGGCGGCGGGCGCCATCACCCAGATCAGCCGCAACGGCGAGAGCGCGCTGCCGCTGGCCAAGCGCTCCAAGTTCGAGCAGCACCTGTGGATGCCGCGCCGCTGGGGCTGGGTCGACCCGCTCAAAGACGTGCAGGCCGCCATCATGGCCATCGACAACGGCCTGGGCACCGTCACCGACTACAACGCCCGCAACGGCGTCGACATCGAAGACGTGCTCGCCACCAAGCAGCGCGAGCAGCAGCTGGCGGCCGAGTTCGGCGTCAGCCTGCGGCCCGCCGCGGCGTCCACCCCGCGGCCGTCGCGGCCATCGCCAGGCGACGGCGCCGAGCAGGGCGATGACGACGACGCCGACGACCCCGAAGACGACCAGCCCGCCGCCCGCCGGCGCGCTGCCCAGCCGGCCGTGGCCGGCAACCCCGACGTGGAGAACGCCATGCGCATGACGCGCGGCTACGTGGCCGAAGGCAAGACAGTCGAGCTCGCGCTGCGCGTGGAAGCGCCGGCCCCTGCGCCGGTGATCAACGTGGCCGCGCCCGTGGTCAACGTGGCCCCGGCCTCGGTAACGGTGGTGAACGAAGTGCAGCCCGCCGCCGTGCAGGTGGACGTGGCCGCGCCGCACGTCAGCCTCGAGGCGCAGATGCCGGCGCCGGCCATCAACGTGGCGCTGGAGATGCCGGCCCGCACCAGCACCACGCGCATCGAGCGCGACAGCGCTGGCCGCATCAGCAGCAGCACCACCACCGAGGTCTAAGCCATGTCAAACATTCCGGCCAAAGACGCCAACGATGCGCTGGTGCCGCTGGCCACGCATCTGATCGGCGGCGAGCATCACGGGGCCTATCTGCCGTCCGACCCGGGCACGGGTGCGCCGTTCAAGGCGGCCGACGATGCCACGCTGGCGGCGGCCAACCTGCTGCTTACCGCTGTGCGCGATGCCGTGCAGTCGATGAACAGCAAGCAGCCGGCGCAGAGCAATGGCGCGGTGCCCGTGACCCAGGTGAGCCCCTTCTTCTGGCGCGTGGGCTTCGCTGAAGTCGGCTCGGGCTTACAGGGCTCTGCTGCTGCCGAGCTGTCGCTGCTGAAGACCGGCGCCGGCATGGCCGTGAGCCGATCGGGCGGAAACCTCGTCGTCACGACCGGCACCACTGCAAACGCGGAGACCGTCTTCCGCTCGGTGGACACCTTCCGCGGCGCGATGCTGGCCCGCTATCAGCTCATCCTCTCGCAGCGGATCGCAAACCAGACCTTCCGCGTCGAGCTGGCGGACCTCGTTGGTGAGGGTCTGAGCTACACGATCAACAGCGCAACGAGCGTCACGGTCACCTTCCCGGCGACCAACCCATTCACGGCTGCCAACGTCGGCCAGTCCCTGCGCCTGGCGGTGCTGTCGAGCGTGGGCATTCCGGGCCGCTACGCCATTGCCAGCGTGTCGGGCCTGACCGTCACTTTCACGGTGGCTTCGTGGCCTGCCAGCGGCAGCGGCACGCTCACGCTGTACGGCTTCAACTGGATGGCCGCCGAGTATTCCGGCACCACGGCCACCAACGCGCTGATCGACGCGCAGCGCCGCGGCTGGGCCAGCGGCAACACCACGGCGACGATCAACACCACCGCATCGCCGGGCCACATCGGGCAGATCGGCACCGATGTCATGTCCATGGGCTACGCCGACGCGCTGGCGGCCAGCAACACAGGCTTCCAGTGGACGCCGCGCGCCAGCCGAATCACGAACATCCCCGACGAGGATGTCAGCCTGTACCTGTTCCTGGTGATCCAGAACGGCAGCACGGCGCCGGCCAGCACGACCACGGCCACCATCGGCTTCCTGTCGGTGGAAGACCAGCCGCGCAACAAGGTGCGAATCAGCGGCGCCGACCCGGCCGCAACGAACGCCACGCCCGTGCAGCTCATGGGCGGCACGACAACGGTAACCGGCACGGTTACGGCCAACATCGGCACGGGCTCACTGGCGGCCGGCACCAACTTGGTCGGCGACGTGGGCATGCAGGTTCGTGCCAACGCAACCGGCGCGATGACCGGCCACCACATCGTCGCGGCGGGTTCTACCAACGTGGCGCAGATCAAGGCAACCGCGGGCCGGGTGTACGGCTGGTGCCTGAGCAACACGACGGCATCGTGGCGCTATGTCAAGCTGCACAACGTGGCGTCAGCTACAGCCGGCGCGGCGGTGGCGCAGACCATCGGCATTCCGCCGAATGACAAGGCCGTGTGTTCGTTCCCGCTGGGCATCGCGTTCACGACCGCCATTAGCCGCTCCATCGTGACCGGCTCGGCCGACGCTGACGCTACCGCAGTGACGGCGGGTGATGTGGTCGGGGATATCTTCTTCGCCTGATCGGCGGCCATGCTGCACACCAGCTACCTGCTGCTGCTGCAGCCCCGCGCAGTGCCGCCGCCGCCGCCGCCGCCCATGGCCGGCGGCACCAACCTGCCGCGCCGCCGGCGGCCGCTGCTGAGCACGCCTGCGCCTGACTTCAGCGAGTTCATCAACCGCGAAGAGGAAGAGGCGTTGATCCTCTGCCGCGCGCTGGGCTGACAGCGGCCGCCGTTTGCCTTATCGGCGGCCGCGTGTCTGGCGAGCATGCCAGGCATGGATGGTCAAGCCCTCGAAACCCGCTACGCACCCGGTACACGCGCAACCCGCGCGCTAAGCCTCGGCGGCGACCGCGCCGCGGTCGACGAAGAGGCGCGCACCGTCACGCTGGCCTTCAGCAGTGAAGAGCCATATGAGCGTGGCTGGGGCATCGAGGTGCTCGACCACCAGGCCAGCAGCATCAAGATGGACCGCCTCACCAAGGGCGGCCCGTTGCTGATGGATCACGACAGCCGCGACCAGGTCGGGGTGATCGAACAGGTGCAGATCGGCAAGGACCGGGTGGCCCGCGCCGTGGTGCGTTTCGGGAGAAGCGCGCGCGCCAATGAGGTCTTCCAGGACGTGATCGACGGCATCCGCCGCAACGTGTCGGTGGGCTACGTGATCCACGACGCCGTGCTCGAGGAAGAGCGCGACGGTGTCGGCACCTACCGCGTGAAGTCGTGGGAGCCCTACGAGGTCTCTCTCGTCAGCGTGCCGGCCGATCCCACCGTCGGTGTCGGCCGCAGTGCCGACGCCGCAGCTGCTGGTGCTGCCAGCCCCGCTACCCAACCCAAGGCCGGCGCACCGCTGGCCGCCACCCGTGGAGTTACCACCATGTCCGATCCAGTCATCGACGCCGCCGCCGAGCGGCAGCAGGGCGCCACCGCCGAGCGCGGCCGCGTCGACACCATCATCGCCATCGGCGAAGAGTTCCGCGCCCAGGGCGTGGACAAGCTGGCCCAGGCCGCCGTGCGTGCGGGCACCCCGCTCGACGAGTTCCGCGCCCAGGCCATGGCCCACCTGGCCAAGGCCACCAAGCCCAACACCGACATCGGCCTCACGCAGAAGGAAGTGCAGCGCTTCAGCTTCGTGCGCGCGCTCAACGCCCTGGCCAACCCCGGCCACCGCAGCGCGCAAGAGGCGGCGGCCTTCGAGATCGAAGTCGGCCGCACCGCTGCCGAGAAGTCGGGCAAGGCCTCGCGCGGCATCATGGTGCCCACCGACGTGCTGCGCCGCGACCTGCTGGTCGGCACCTCCACGGCGGGCGGCCACACCGTGGCCACCGATCTGCGTGCCGGCGACTTCATCGAGCTGCTGCGCAACCGCATGGTGCTCATGGGCATGGGCACGCAGATGCTCACGGGCCTGTCGGGCAACATCGCCATCCCGCGCGCCACCGGCGCCGGCGGTGCTTTCTGGGTGGCAGAAAACGCCGCCCCGACCGAAAGCCAGCAGGCCTTCGATCAGGTGACGATGTCGCCCAAGACGATGGGCGCGTTCACCGACATCAGCCGCAAGCTGCTGCTGCAGTCGAGCCTGGACGTCGAGGCCTTCGTGCGTGGCGACCTGGCCACGGTGCTGGCGCTCGAGCTGCAGCGTGCCGGCATCAACGGCTCGGGCTCGGGCGCTGAGCCGCGCGGCATCCTCAACGTCGTGGGCATCGGCTCCGTGGCAGGTGGCACGAACGGCGCGGTTCCGTCGTTCGCCAACAGCGTGGCGCTGGAGACCGAGGTCGCGCAAGACAACGCCGACATCGGCACGCTGGGCTACCTCACCAACGCCCGCGTGCGTGGCCGCCTCAAGACGGTGGAGAAGGCTTCGTCCACGGCGCAGTTCCTGTGGGAAGCCGGCAACACGCCGCTGAACGGCTACCGCGCCGAAGTCACCAACGCGGTGCCCAGCAACCTGGTGAAGGGCAGCTCGGGCGCTGTGTGCTCGGCCATCATCTTCGGCAACTTCGCCGACCTGATCATCGGCATGTGGGGCGGCCTCGACCTGATGGTCGACCCCTACACCGGCAGCACCGCCGGCACCGTGCGTGTGGTCACGCTGCAAGACGTGGACATCGCCGTGCGCCGTGCCGAGAGCTTCTCGGCCATGGTCGACGCGCTCACCACCTGATCGACAGCAGGCGCAGCAGGCAGCGGCCATGCAGGGCGAGAACCTCAGCGCCTACTTCGACGCATTCGCCAGCACTGCGGTGCTGGCGGGCGTTGCGGTGCGGGGCATTCTCGATCTGGAGAGCGTCGACGAGTTCGACACCCTCACGCAGCGGCCCACCTTCCTGCTCGAGCCCACCACCGCGGTGGGCCCGGCCCCGGGCCAGCAGCTGCTGGTCGCGGGCTCCGAAACCTACACCGTGCGCCAAGTGGTGCAAGAGCCGCCGGACGGCGTCTTGCTGCGCCTGGTGCTGGCCCGGGCCTGAGCCATGGCGCTGGCAGCTGCTCAAGTGGTCGACGCTCTGGCCGCGCGCCTGGCGCCGCAGGCCCTGGGCGCCGGCGGCGTGCGCACCAGCCGCCTGTGGCCCTGGGCTGAGGCTGAGCTGCCCGCGGTGCGCCTGTTCGCGGCCGACGAGCAGGTCGAGATCAGCACCATCGGCGAGCAGATCAACCGCCACACGCTGGCGGTCGATGCCCAGTACACCCTGCGCGCCGTGGCCGACGCCGACGACGCCATGCACACGCTGGCCGAGGCCGGCCTGGCGCTGCTCTTTGCCGAGCCGCTGCCGCACGGCCTGCAGCTCGCCGGCATCAACCGCGAAGCCGCCACCGAGGGCGAAGCCGCGGTCACCCGAATCACGCTGCAGCTGCAGTGCGTCTACTTCGTCGCCCCGGCTGCGCCGGGCGTCATCTTGAGCTGAAAAGGAGCGCCACACCATGGCCATCACCCGTTCAACAGGCACCCTGGTCGCCATCGCAAGCACCTACGGCTCGGCGTCCAACATGACGGCGATCACCAACGCCGCCGCGGCGGTGGCCACCATCGCAAGCGGCCACGGCATCGTCGTGGGCGACTTCCTCGAGGTCAATTCGGGCTGGGACCGCCTCAACGGCCGCATCGTGCGCGTGAGCAACGTCGCCACCGACAACATCACGTTCGAGGGCATCAACACCACCAGCACGGCGTTCTATCCCACGGGCACGGGCACGGGCACCGTGCGGCGCATCACGGCCTGGACTTCGATCTCTCAGATCACCGCCGGCCTCAGCGTCAGCGGTGGTGATCCGCAGTTCGCCGACATCACCACGCTCACCGACACCATCCAGAAGCAGATCCCGACCACCCGCACCCCTGTGCAGGTGACGCTGCCCGTGTTCTATGACCCGGCGCTCGGCTGGTGGGCGCCGGTGCTGGCGGCGAGCGACGGCGCCACGCCGGTGGCGCTGCGCATGATCTTCAGCAACGGCAGCCGCATCGTGGCCAACGGTTACTGGAGCCTGCGCCAAGTGCCCACGGTGGAAGACAGCACGCTGCGCGGCGAGATCAGCGTCAGCTTCTTCAGCGACCCGACCACCTACGCCACCTGAAGGGGCCGGCATGCTGATCAGCCGCGAGGCCATCGCGCCGGTGGTGCTGCCCGAAGAGCAGGTCGACGTGCCCGAGATAGGCGGCACGGTGCTGGTGCGGGGCATGGACATGCCGCGGCTGGCGCGCTTCGACGCCACGCGGCGGCGCTACAGCGAGGCGCAGCCGGGCGAGGCTGAAGAAGACGCAGCCCAGCGCGCCGCACTCGAGGTGCTGCCGCTGGTGCTGCACCTGTGCGTGCTGGCGGCTGACGAGCAGCCGGTCTACAGCGCTGCGCAGTGGGCAGCGTTCGTGCAGCGCCACCAGGAAGCCGGCCTGCGCCTGGCCGACTGTGCGCTGCGCCTCACTGGCCTGGATGCCCCAAAAAACGGCTGAAGGCCAGCCCGCAGCGCCGCGCGCTCTACGAGCTGGCCAGTCACCTCAGATGCACCGTCGCATGGCTCGAACGCAACCTCAGCGCGCAGGAATTCCACGAGTGGCACTCCTGGCTCGACGCGCACCGCATCGGCCCGCGCTGGGATGCGTTGCGCCACGCCGAGCTTCTGGCCGCTGCCACCAACGGCGCGCTGCGCCGGCGCGATGCGCGCACCTGGGCGCCGCGCGACTTCATGCCGCCCGACCCCTGGGACGACGCGCCTGCCGACCCCGGCATCAATTCGGTGGACGACTTCATGGCGCTGCTGCCGGGAGGGCCTGACGCATGACCCGCGCACGCATTGCCATCGGCGCCACCGACGAGACCGCTGGCGCGTTCCAGGCCGTTCGCGGTCGGCTGCAGCAGCTCAGCGGCCAGGCGCAAGCCCTCACGGGCAGCTTCTCAGCGGTCGCCAGCGGCCTGGCGGCTGTGCTCGGCGGCGTGTCGCTCACGGCCTACTTCAAGCAGGTGGTCGACGGCATCGACCGGCTCAACGACCTGAAGGACGCCACCGGTGCCAGCATTGGCAACCTCAGCGCGCTCGAGGACGTGGCGGCCCGCACGGGCACGAGCTTCGAAACCGTGCAGGCAGCGCTGGTCAAGTTCAACCAGGCGCTGGCCGGCGCCAAGCCTGGCAGCGCCGCGGCCGAGGTGTTCCGGCGCCTGGGCTTGAGCCTCGCGGATCTGCGAGACCAAGACCCGGCCGAGGCTCTTCGCCAGACGGCCGTGGCGCTGGCGCGCTTCCCGGACGACGGCAACAAGGCCCGGGCCAGCATGGAGCTGTTCGGGCGCAGCCTCAGCCAGGTGGCGCCGCTGTTGGCCGACCTGGCCAAGAGTGGCGAGCTCAACGCCACCGTCACCGAAAAGCAAGCCGCCGAGGCCGAGGCCTTCAACATCAAGCTGGCGCAGTTCGCCAAGAATGCCACCGACGCGGGCCGTGCGGTGGCGGGCGCGCTGCTGCCGTCGATGAACAGCCTGCTGGAAGTGCTGAATCAGGCGGCCCGCAACCCGGGCGGCTTCTTTGCCGGCCTTGCCAAGCAGGCCGACCTGGGCGCACTGCGCGGGCAGATCGACGGGCTCAGGACGGCCGCCGAGCGCATGGAGCCTGCTGTGGCTCGCGCACGTGCCACCCTGGCCGGCGGGCAGGGCAGCTTCCTGGCCCAAGACTCTGCGCGCCAGACCATCCGCAACTACGAGCGCCTGCAGTCGGCCGCCGCCGACTACCTGGCGCAGCTCGAGAAGATCACGCTGGCCGACAAGAAAGGCCGGCCGGCCAACGAGGGGGGCGGGCGGCTGCGCCAGACGGAAAGCCTGGGTTTCATCGATGAGAAAGCGGGCGAACGGCAACGCCAGCAGGCCATCGCGCTCGATCGCTACGTCGACCAGCTGCGCGACCAGCTGCTGGCCACGCGGCAGGTGGGCGAAGAAGAAAAGCTGCGCATTGCCATCAATCGCGGGCTCTACGGCGTGATCGAGAAGGGCGTCGCCGCGCAGGCCTTGGCGCTGGCGCGCGGCCTCGATGTGCGGCGCAGCGAGGCCAAGATTGAAGAAGAGCTCAACGTCCTGCGGGCCGAGGGGCTGCGTCTGACCGAAAGCCTCAGCACCGAGCAGGAGCGACTCAGCAAGCAGCGGGCGCGGGCCGACGTGTTGTTCTCCCAGGAGTTCATCAGCTTGAACACCTGGCTTCGCACGTACAGCAAAGGCGTCGACGAAATCTCCACAAGCCTGCTGGACTTCAAGTTTCCAGACTTCGCAAAGCTGGCCGAGCCGCTGCGCCAGGTGAGCGAGTTTGCCAGCCAGGCCGCCCGCAACATTCAAGACGCCCTGGGCGACAGCGTGCTGCAGGTCATCAAGGGCAACGCCGACGACATCGGCCAGATCTGGCAAGACCTGCTGCAGCGCATGGTGGCCCAGGCGCTGGCCGCCAAGCTGGGCGAGGCGCTCTTC